GAACTGTGGTTGGCTTTGGTGGCCGAAGAAGCAATGCTGAAGAAGATGCCAAGTTTCCAAAATATTTAAACTCCAAAGAAAGTACGGTTTACATAAAAAGCGATGTGTTGTATGGCTTGTTTCAGGCAAAGAAAGCGATTGCCAAATCCGGGACCGTAATTTTAACTGAAGGCTATACCGATGTAATTTCGATGTTTCAAAATGGCTGTGAAAATACCGTTGCAAGTTGCGGAACCGCGCTTACCGATAACCACGCCCAATTGCTGAAGAAATATGCCGAAGAAGTTATTTTGTTGCGTGATGGTGACAAAGCCGGCCAAAAAGCAACCATTAAGGATATAGACATTTGTCTCATTAACGGATTGAATGTTTCGCTTTGTGAATTGCCTGAAGGCGAAGATCCTGATTCTTTTGCCCGGAAACATAAAAATGAAATGAATGAATGGATCCAGGCGAATAAAAAAGATGCTTTGCTTTGGAAAGTGGAACAGTACAATATTGAGCGCGATTATTACCAAAGCGATATTGATACCATTAATGAAGTGGCTTTGCTAAACATTGGCGCTTTAAAAGGTGAATTTATAAGCGATGAAACACTTGCCACGTTAAAAGGTGATGCTTTGCGCGATGCCAAGGAATTCAACCGCAATTTGCGCGAAGAAATAAACCTTATTTTAAAGGAATCTAAAAATGAAATTGCCAACGTTGCAAAGATTGATCCAACCAAAAAAAGTGAAGCGTTTCAGGAAATTTGCAAAACGCTTTTTAACATTAAACAGGAAGTTAAACGCACGGAATATATTAAACTGATTGCCAAAAGTTTTGATGTGACTGTTGGCACTTTAAAAACCGAAATAGGCAATTTAGAACGCAAAGAAACCGAAAATAAAGAAAAAACCATTGGTGTACCCGCAACCCAAAATTTAAGACTGCCAAAAGGCGCCGATAAGGAAGAATATATGCAACACGGTTTTGTGACTGTTGACAATAGTTACTGGTTTCAAAGAAGTGACGGTGGTGGCTTTTTTCAGGGTACAAATTACGGACTTCAACCTTTGTTTCACATTTTAGGTGATAAGGAAAACAAGCGCCTTTGTGAAATTACCAACCAAAAAGGCAAAAAGAAACTGATTGATTTTGACAGTGATATGCTGGCCAACTTTGCCGAATTTAGAAAATACCTTTTTCGTATTGGCGGTTTTATGTGGTTAACCCACAACGGCGTGCGCACCGAGCATTTTGACAAGTTTGTGTACCGCTTTGATGATATGTTTGAACCTGCGTTGGAACTGTTAACAATGGGTTGGAATAAAAAAGGCTTTTTTGCTTTTGCTGATGGCGTTTTTTGGGAAGGAAAGTTTCGCGGTGTAAATAAGTATGGAATTATGCATTTGGAAGGTATAGACACGGCAAAAACCGAGTACAATCAAAAGATTGATTATTACTATTCGCCTGCATTTTCAGTGATGCACGCCGATAACCAGGATGGGGATGATAAATATGAAAACGACCGGACTTTTGTGTACAAAGAAAGCGGCATCACTTTATTGGAATGGCAAGAACAAATGATTCTGGTGTTTCAGGAAAAAGGAATGGGCGGTATATTATTCAATTTTGCAGCCATTTTTCGGGATTTGTTTTTGGAAAATTATGACAGCTTTCCGTTAATGGGCGGTTTTGGCGAAAAGGATTCCGGAAAGTCGGGTTTTGGTAAAATATTGCAAAACTTCTTTTATTACCGGTTGCCTGCTTTGGATTTAACCCAAGCCACACACGTTGGTTTTAGCCGAAGATTGAGCAGAAACGTAAACACCGTTCAGTTTTTGGATGAATACCAGGACAAACAATGCGATGAAAAGATTTTTAGTGGAATGATGGGCGCCTGGAATGGAATTGGGCGTGAAAAAGGGATGAACACCGGAGACAAACGTACACAATATGATAAAATTAATTCGGCCATTTATTATGCCGGGCAATTTATGCCAACCAGAATGGAAAATGCCTTGGCCACCAGAACCATAAGCTGGTTGTTCCAAAGCAGGGAATTTTCAACTATAGAAAAAGAGAATTTCAGCAAATTATTGAACTGGACTAACAATGGCGTTAGTAGTTTGGTAGTTGATGTAGTGCAACATCGGGCGTATTTTGAAAGTAACCTCACGAGGGTTCACACGCAGACAGTAAGAGATTTAAAAGAAGCGCTGGAAGCTAAAGAATACCAAGGCCGTATTTTCGATAACACTGCGATGTTGCTTACTACATATCGAATTTTGAAAGACAAAATTAAGTTTCCTTTTACCGACAAAGCGGTTGAAGCGATGTGTATGAAACTGATTATTGAAAATTCTGAACAAATTACCGATTCAAACGGATTGACCGAATTCTGGTCCATCATTCAATTTTTGTTTGAAACTTCAATTTTAAAGGAAGACAATGAATTTACCATTGAACAGCCAATTGAATTTAAAGTATTGGGCGAAAACAAAACCGAATTTAAATACACCAATCCGGACCGTAAAAAAATACTGTTTTTGCGCTTAAAAAGTGTGTACCAATTCTATAACAAAGAAGTTTCAAAACGCGAAGGCGTTGATGTAATTGGACAAACCACCCTTCGCCAATATTTTAAAAGCCGGTCGTATTTCATAGGCCTTATAAAAGGAAGACGTTTTGGCACTGCCGGTTCACAAAGCTGTTATGCTTTTGATTATGAAGCAATGGTTGAAATGGGCTTGTTAACCATTGAAAAAGATATGTCTATTGAAAATAAAACAACCACCGCTTCAACCGTAACAATGCCGGAACCTGAAGTAAAAGACCCAACCATTCCATTTTAAAAATCCGAAACTATGACAGCAACCGCACACAGCACAAGGCCAATGGTTTTAAAACCTGAAGAAGTTACACTTGAATTGACACTGGCGCTTCCTGAAGACCTAAAAGAATTTGATTCTTGGGTTATTTTGGCCGATGGTGCCAGAGAACGTAAAATGAGATTACGCACCGGCGTTATATTTTGGCTGCGAAGTATGGTCACTTTGCAAATAGGGTCCACGCCATATATATTAAATGATCGCACCGACCTTCAAGAGCTTGCCGAATGGTTAAAAAATGATATGGTTTATATAGCCAAAAACCCATTTAATAATTAATAAATCAACAATACCAATGAAAAAAGAAGCACCAAAGCCGGAAGAATTAACGCCAATTGAACCAAAGCCAAAATACAAAGCGCCAAAATGGAATAAAAACCGATGTTGGCTTGTTTGGGATAATGCCAAAGAAAAACAAAGCTATTGTAAAACAAAAAACCAACTTTTAAAAATTAAAAAGTAATGCAGAAAATTAAAAAATTGTTAGATCAAATAGTAGAATTTTTACAAGAATTGGCCAAAGATTGTCCACGCGAAACAAAATGGTAAAATGGAAGAAATTATAAAACCAAAACCAATGGACACTTCAGAAATACTGAAGCTGCGCCAAACCAAATGGGGATATTATTTATACATCAATAAAATTCCACAAAAATTGAAATTTAAAAACGGATTGCTTCAAAATGATTTAACTGAAAAGCAATTGAATTTTGTAAGCAACTATCTCGATGAAATAAAACCATAAAAAAGCACCGCCAGAGAAACCTAACCACTTGGATAAATTATTATTTTTTTTAATCCGGTTGTGTAAAATCGAAAATAAGGACTGCTGGCGGTTTTTTTAAAAATTAACTTAAAAACACAAAAAATGAACATTAATAAATTGGAAAAAGCAACAAAGATTTTAGAACAAATTAAAGCAATTGATGCTGAAATTATTGAAATAGACAAACTGGCCATTATTATTTTAAATAATGAAACCAACATTCAACTGGCCTTAAATGTTGAAAATTTAACCAAGGCAAAAGAAGCAAAGGAAAAAGTCACTTTTGATGAAGATGGTTCTATGTCGATTAGTGAAAGAGCAATGGATGAATATAGAAATTTATATTTTCCAAGTGATAGAATTAAAATGATGTTGAATGGGATGAACCCTAAAACTTCAGATCGCAATTTTTCACAACCATTATCTGATAAATTAACCTTGCAAATATTAGGTGTGCTTTTATGTGAAAAAAATGCCATAAAAGACAGTTTAATAAAAAAACTGGTTGGTTTTGGTTTTTCTATTTAAACGTAAACTTAGCATTGCATTTAACTAATTTGTATAACCAAAGCGAGGTGTAAACTAAATTTTAATAATTACTATATATGAAAAATAATTTAAAAATAAGCGATGGCAAATTTGCGAAGCAAGGAATTAACGTTGTGTCTCTATTTGACGGAATGAGCTGTTTACAACAGGCTTTAGAGCGTGAAAACATAAAAGTTGACAGTTACTTTGCAAGTGAGATTGATAAGTTTGCAATTACCGTTACAATGGCAAATTACCCAAACACAAAACAAATTGGCGATGTTAGATTTGTAAAAGGTTCTGATTTAGGTTTTGTACATTTTTTAGGTGGTGGATCACCTTGCCAAAGTTTCTCTTTTGCCGGAAAACGAAAAGGAATGGCAACAACCGATAATGTTGAAATATTAAGTTTGGAACATTACCTGGAGTTAAAAGAACAAAATTTTGAATTTGAAGGACAAAGTTATCTGTTTTGGGAATATATGCGAATTTTAGAAGAATTGCGAGTGATAAACCCAAACATTAAATTTTTACTTGAAAATGTTTTAATGGGTGAAAAATGGCAAAAGATTTTAACGCGAGCGATTGGAATAAACCCAATACAAATAAATAGTGCGTTGGTTTCCGCACAAAATAGACAGCGATTGTACTGGACTAATATTGCAAGTGTGAGTTTTGGATTCTTTGGAGATTTGATGTGTAACATTCCGCAACCTAAAGACAAAGGGATTTTACTGAAAGATATTTTGCAAAACGATGTTGATGATAAATATTTTTTAAGTGAAAAAATGATGAGTTGGTTAAATAGACACGCTGAAAAAAGAAATGTTTTAGTTAAAAAATTAGACGGAAATCAAAAATCAAGTACAATTACTTGCACCGAAGCAAAAGGAAACCTTTCAAATGATTATATTGTACATAATACAATGCCAAGATCAAGTAAAACAGGAAAAGGCGGAACAGGGCCTTTAAGCAGAACAGACGGCAAAACTTATTGTTTAGATACAGGAAGCACAAATGCGGTTGAAATTAAATGCGTTGCAATGCGTGGAAGAAATCCCGAAAATCCCAAAAGTAGAGAAGCTGGTTTAAATACTGAACAAATGATTGAACCACGAAATGATGAAAAAACAAACTGTTTAACAAGTGTGCAAAAAGATAATTTGGTAGCTTATGGTTGTGATTATAGAAAAGACGAAGGTTTTAGAGTTCGCCAATCCGAAAAAAGCAGTACTCTAATGGCAAGAGCAAGAGAAGATGTTTACGGAACTGGACTTGTAAAAACACAAATGAATATTAGAAGATTAACACCAATTGAATGTGAGTGTTTGCAAACTGTAAAAGATAATTATACAAACCACGTTAGCGATTCACAACGTTACAGAATGTTAGGAAATGGTTGGACGGTTGATGTTATTGCCTATATACTTTCTTTTATTCCAAAACAAAAAGAAGGGGAAATTTTTAAATTATTGGATGTTAACGAAAAAGCCAGTTGATAACTTCAAAAACAAGTTTTGGTTATACGGAGTTATGCGAAGTACGGGAAATAGAAAGAAAATGTTTCTGATTGGAGTACATTCAGCCCGTATTACGCCATAACTTCCTGATAAACCACGTTTTTTAATGTGGCTTTATCAGATGTTAAATACAGGGCGGAATAGGAAAACAAAACGTTAATTAATACTAAATCTAAAATTATGAAAAAACAAAATTTAATAGAAAGGCTAAAAACACTAATTGGTTCAATCGGTTGGAAATTATTTATTTGGGGTAATGGTTTTACACAAGAAGAATATTGGGAAAGAATTTACCGACAAGAAAAAGAATACAAACAGGATACTAATGCGGAATATTCTGAACAAGAAATTGCGCAATTGCAAAGTAAAGTTTATAAAATAACAGGTGACGGAAAAGTAATGATGTTGTTTAATGAGCTTTTAGGTGTTAATGCTAATTAGACGCGTTGAAGGCTTTTGTTTATTTTTAACGTGTTATACGGAGTTATGCGATTTTAAAGGGCAATGAACGAAAAAACAAAAAAAAGAAAAAAACCAAAAAGGAAAAAACAAGTAGCGTAAAAGAGTAAAGTCGGCTTTAATTACGGCTAACTTTAGCAGTATATGAAAAGTTAATATTAATATAAAAATAATTTAAAATGAAGTTAGAATTAAAAATAAATGACAAAAGTTTCAACCTAAAATGGGTTATTAATTTTTTATATACGCTGTTGGGCGTAGTAATTATGGTAAGTATAGTTTTACTTTCTGCTACAGCAATTGCCGAAGGTGGTTGGATAAAAGAGCGAGAAACTTTAAAAATAATACTTAGCGTTTGGGTTAGTATATTCGTTTGGTTATTTGCAGTAAAGTGGTGGAATGTTTAATTATTACGCCCAACTAATTTGTGCAAGGTTTTTGCCCGACTAAAAAGCAATAAGGAAAAATAAAGTAATTTTAATTTTAAAAGCGGTGGCAAGTGCCGTAGGCAAACCACAACGATTATATTTTTATTTAATTTTTTATAAAATGAGCGATAAATTATTACAAGCATATCATCGTTGGCCAGACGGACACTTTGATAAGAAGAAGAAGGTTAAAGAGTTAAATAAAGACGATGTTATAAAACCTGTTTGCGAAAAATGCGGAAATGATGATGAATACTATTTTTATTACATTAAAGGAGAAAAAACTTGTTGGAAATGTAAAGAATAAACTGTAGATGGCTAAAATTGAAATTAAGATGTTGCAGGATTTCTCCGATGGGAGTTGGATTAAGCATAAACTTTGCGCGGAGTTATAATTTAGTGCGGGAATTGTTACTAAAATTATTCTGGATGAAAGATTCTCCGCCCGCATTAATTATAACGAGCTGATAAACCATAGGTTTTTTCCTTCAAAAAACTTTGGTTTTATCAGGTGTTGGCAGCAGTATGACGCAGGCGCTTTTCGCGCCGAGTAATATTGCTGAATTCTTGCTTAGTTAAACCCAAATTATTATTAACATCATCTATCAAAAAAAATTTAATTTATGATTGCAATCATTCCAAAATACGGTGCCGAGTACCTGGCGTTTGATGAACCGGTTAAAATTAAAAAGCGTCAGCTTCAATTTACAAATAACACCACTTTGCTTCCGGGTGAAAAGGTGGTAAAACTTGGAATTAAAAAAAGAACATCGTTTGAACTGCAGGATGGTTATTTTATGCGCTATGAAGGCGTTTTAAAACAAAACAATATTGTGTATGCTGTTTTTGATGTTCCGGCCCACAATGTGATCCCAAACGTGCAGTTGGACTTATTTTCCAAACATAAGGTACTTCGCTACAAATATGTGTTTGCCTGTGCTTTTGTGAAGAAAAAAGTAAGTTGTTTTGTAATATCTTCAGCAATAGGCTGCAGGGATATAGACACTAATTATATTTTGAAAGAAAGTGAATGATGCCACAGCATTTCAGGCCAAAACTCCGCACACCTCAGTAATTCACCCGCTTTTTAGCGGGTTTTTTCATTTTAAGGAACTTGTTGACCAAAAACACAAAACAACGCCTAATAACGCCAATTTCACTCAAATTTCTTTTATTCTTTTTTTGTGTTGCCCCACCACCCCATTTGTATAAAATCGGTTAAAGCGAAAAATGTAAGAGAAAAGCAGTTCAACAATTCAACAATTCCAACAGTATAGATATTATTTATACTAACTATTTAATTATAAAACAGTTATCTTATATTTTATTGAATAAAATAAATATAAATGTGTTGGACTTTGTTGAATCGCTCATTTTGCGATTCCAACAAATGACCATACGATTCAACAAATTCCAACAGCCTAAAAATGGTTAAATCTTTTATTATTAAACAGTTAAGTAATTTGTTGGAATTGTTGAATCGCATTCCAACAGAATTTAGACCACCCGGAAGAGGCACTTTGTTTTTTCAAAAAAAATTTCATCATCAAAAAAATTAATCAAATTTTTAACATTTATAGACAATTTTCTATATATTTGATTAAAACTTCAATGAATTTAGATTATTCAATCACCGAAAGCATTCCTGTTTCAGATCACGTGTACAAATTTTTAATCAAGCGCTGCGGCGGCGACACTTATGTTGCATCCAGAAACGATATTATCGGAAATATAGTCCTTTCAAGTCTGGGCCGGAATGCCGACCTTAAAATTTCTAAATCGAAATATACCAAAACCTTCAATGTGGTTATTAAGGAATACTCATATTTAAGGAACGGCATATTTTTAGGCGTAAAAAGCGGACAGGCTTTTAATAAAATGATTGACAAACTGTTTAGGGATGAAATGTATTTTCACGTTTTTGTAAATGCACAAAGTTCCAAAGATCAACATTTAGAAGGAATTCGTAAATACTTGAAAATCTATAACATAGATGAAGACGACATTAAGCTGGAATCCATTTACAGGGACTTCAAAAGGAAAAAAGAGGAATTGGCAAACAACCTATTTTGATATAGACAATATTCGCATAAGATAGTATTGTCACTGCAAAAAAAAACTAAAAATTATGATACAAGAATTGTGCAACATCGGTAATGAACACAGCATCGATACTTTTTATAAAATTGCCATCATTGAAGCTTCACAACTTCAAAAATTCAACCATTTAACCCCGTATGCAACTATTGAAAGCATTATCACAAATATTGCCGACAGTTATCAGGTTTTGATCACTGATTTGCTTCCAAAAAACATTCAGGTTGCAAATCCTTCAAAAATTAATGATTCCGGAGTTACTTATGATGTAAAAATTTCATTTGTGTTAACGCCGCAGGATAAAAACCTTCAGGCATTGTTGGAAACCTACATTAATAAGGAAGTGATTGCCCTGGTTTCAAAAAGAAACACGTCCCATTTATTTGGAACAACAGCGCAACCCTTGCTTTTTAAATATTCTGCAATTCATACCAACGATCCTTCTACATTAAAAGGTTATGCAGTTACGTTGGAAGGTGAAACCAACGGTCCCGAAAAAATGTTTGAAAACATTGCTTTTAATATTTACACACGTGGCCTGGCCTTCCAATTGGCGGCCGAAATGTAATGTCCTTTTTTGCCCATAGTTAAGTCCTTATCCTTGTTGTTGAATTATTAACTGACGTTTAAATTAACTAAACAACAAGGCCTTGGACAACTCAAAATACAAAGGATTTTACAACATTGTGAAAGATGCTACAGCCAAAGAAGCAACCATTTTTATTTATGGAGTTATTGGTGGCTGGGATTTTGAAAAATGGGAACCAATAAACACGGCCGACAAATTTGTTGAAGACTTTGCCGCACTGGAACCAACAGTTGATGTTATTCACGTAAAAATTAATTCACCGGGCGGTAACATTTGGGACGGCCTTCCAATTTACAACACACTTCGCAACAGTACCAAAACCGTTAACACTTATGTTGATGGCATTGCTTATTCAATGGCTTCATTAATTGCCTTGGCCGGTGATCACGTTTATGGTTACTCCAATAGTATGTTGATGTTTCATAACGGATCTACTTATGCCTTCGGAAACGCCAAACAATTAAGAGACAGTGCCGAAACTTTAAAAAGTTATGATGAAGCGCTTTCTTCTATTATTGAAGAAAAATTAGGCATTTCTGCCGAAAAAGTTGCTGAACTGTATTTGAACTACAACGATAATTATTTTGTGGGGAAAAAAGCGCAAAAGCTTGGTTTCTTCGATGAAATTATCACTTCCAAAAAAGCCGATTTACCGGAAAACATTGAAAATATGAGTCCGCAGGATTTAATGAAGCATTATGCCGCATTAAATTTTGAAGACGTAAAACAACCCTTGCAAACCATTGAAAATATTATGAATAAAACCTATCCACAAATTGAAGCCGTACTCAACAAAAAGTTTGAAGACGGCGAAGCTGCAAACGGCATTTTATTGACCGAAGAAGAAGCAGACAATGTTGAAGCGCAAATTGTGCAACTTCAGGCATCCGCCACTTTGGAAGCTGAATTAAAAAATACGGCGATTGCTGAAAAAGCTGCTGCCGAATTAAAAGCAACTGAAATGCAACAAAATGTTGATGCTGCCAACGCTGGCTTTGATGCTTTAGTTGCAGAAGTAAATGAACATTTAGAATTGGAAGCCGATGCAAAAGTAACCACTGTTGCAGCTGCTTTTATTGCTTTAAAAGCAAGAATTGAAGCACTTGGTGCTGAACCAGGCGCAAGCCATACCGTTAAACCGGCATCCGATGAAAAAGTAAATGTACATCCGTACATCGACTTTGAATCGGCTATTTACAAAGAAAAACTTTAACTTTTTAATAAAAATATTATGGCAATAACCATTGATGACGTTGTAAAAGAAGTAAACACTTACTTAGCAGCAAACCCTGATTTAATTTCTGCATCTATGAATCGCGCAGAAAGCACATTGGACAAACACACAAAACCGTTAACAAAAGTAAAAGGTTTGTACCCACAAGGTGCCACTTTGCTTTCAAATGTTGTACAAGGTTTTGCGCCTGTTTGGAACGAACTTGGTGCTCTTCAAATTGAGCACAAAATGTTGAAAAATTATCACCAAAAAGTAAATTTCCCATTTACGCCTGCTGAAATTCTTTCTTCTTACTGGGCACATTTGTATTCAGAAAATTTGAAACCGGAAGATATGCCGATTTCAAAATACATCATTGAAAAAGAATTCCTTCCAAAAGTAATTGATGATTGTGCCTATTTGGAAATTAAAGGTGTTTACAATGGCGCTGCTTTAGGTGTTTTTGGAAACTCTATGAACGGTATTGAAAAAATATTGTTGGATTTATTTGCTGAAGTACCAGGAACAGGCCACACACCTTTCAAAATCCCTATTTCTGCATTAACCGATGCCAACATTGTTGATCAAGTAACTGCCTGGGAACGCAAATTACCTTCAAAAGCAAAATCGAAAATCAAAAAGATTTTTATGTCTGAGAACAATGCTGAACGTTACCAACTTCAGTATGAAACTCAGTTTGGCCAAAACAAATTCCAAAATGACGTAATGAAAACACGTTTAGGTAAACGTGAAATTATTGCATTACCGGGAATGGACACTGATGATATTTTCGCCACAACCGAAGACAACTTTGTAAGGTTGATTGATATTTTCGATGGCAAACCTTCAATCACTGATATTCAGAAAGCCGATTACAAAATTAAATTCTTTATGGAGTTTTGGAAAGGTTATGATTTCTTATTGAACGAATTGGTATTTGTTGCCAATTATACTGATGCTGAATACGGTTTAGGATCACAAGCATTGAACCAAAAATACTACAGTATTGATGGTGTAACCGTAATTTAATTTTAAAATTAATTATGTCTCTAGAAAAAAATAAAGCAGAAGATACAGCTCCGGTAACAGGGGCTGTTGATGCTGTTTCAGAAAAGGTGGCTAAAAAAGCGCCTGTGTTGAATGCAACACAAAAGCGACAATTAGCAGCTAAGGAAGCACAGGCTTCACAAAGGGCAGCACAGGCTAAAAAGGAAGCTGCAGAAGCGAAAGCTGTTGAAGCAACCAAAAAAGCTGAAGAAAAAGCTTCAAAAGAAGTGGAAAAAGATGACCGCAAAATCTATACAGATGATCGCGGCTTAAAATTTAGATTTAAAAAAACCGCACCAAAATCCTTAAACATTGACGGCAAAAGCCGATTGGTTACTGAACTGATTGAAGAAGCCGAAGTGATGTTGGAGTTGGTACACGGGAATAACTCATTCATAGAAAACATACAATAATTATGGCTACTTGTTCAGATACCATTTTAACCGAAAACATTGACTTTTGCGCGGATCAAGAAAACGCTGCAGGAGTTTCATCTGTAGAAATCTTTGCCTGTAGGGTTCAAGATTTTTTGACTATTGCAGAACCACCAGCGTTGGGCACAGCGACCACTTTAGCTGAAGCTGCAACCATTGCAACCGCGCATACTTTTGCCGTTGGAAAAGGCTTCTTTAAAATTAACGTACTGCCACATACCGGTCTTGTTGATTTTGAACCACAAGGCGGACCTGGATCAAAAACCAACGTGAATTCATTCAGTGGCACATTGCCTGGAATAAGCGCACGAAACAAAGGTTTCATTAGAAAATACCAAAATATAGGTATGATTTTTATTGTAACCCAAATCACTGGAGAAAAAGTACAAATTGGAAGTAAAGTAAGTCCGGCTTACTTAACTGAAGCACCGGGAACCAGCGGACAAAAACCAGGCGATGTTAATGGAATTTCTGTAAAGTTTTCCGATACACAAGCTTACCCTGCACCAACATACGCTTCAACTATCACTGAATTTACACCGCCAGTATAATGTTTAAAGTTAGACCAGGAATATACACGGTTCCAGATTTTGGAAGAATTGACACAAGAGATAAGTTGACCAACGATCAATTGCTTTCTTTGTATGAAAACCGCCATTTTCCTTTTATAACCATAACAGAAAAGGCAGTGCCATTTTTAAAGAAGCAAAAATTAGACGTTAAACGTGTTGCTGCATTAATATTACGCGCAAAATCAGTTGAAGAAGTTAATTGGCTTTTAGAAGTAAATAACAAAAAGCCGTTACCGGCTATGGCCGATATAAAAATAAAATCTTTCGAATCCAGTTTATTTTAATGTTTCATTTTTTATTTGATTAATTGGAAAAACCCTTGCACTGCAGGGGTTTTTTTATGCCTTTTGGTGTTGTCCTTTTATGACAGTTGCCATTTAGTCATCTTTGAGTATGGATGCAATAAACAATTGGTTTAACGGAAGTAATGAATATTATGAAGGCGTGGCTTTGTATGCCTGTTTGCCTATTAAAAACATAAGAATCCTTCAGCAGTTAAACCGTGGAAAAACAAGCGGTAATATGGCCACACTTGTCTATGAACTGCGCAAACACAAAAACAATACCCACGTTGCCCCAATTGTTAAAGCGCCCGTTATTGCGCCCATAAAAGTACTGCCAACGCAGGAAACCGTAAATGTTGAAGTGCAACGCCGGCAACAGGTAAATGAAAGTGCCGACAAAGAATTTAAAGGCGTTATGCTGGGTGATCTTCCTGCGGAACTCAGATTGCGCTATACCCAGGCACGCAACATTTTTGTTGAAATGATTGAACTCAAATTCCTTTTAAATGACCTGCCGGCCAAAGCCGAAGAAAGTGCACTTAAATTGATGCAACAAATTGAAAAACTGGACGATGAACGCGATTTGATATGGGAAGAATTGCATCATTGGAAAAACCATAAAACCTTGTTACCAACAAAAACCGATGACTTTAACGGATTGGCGCCTGTGCAATTACTGCGCAAACAAGGCAATATAAAAAGCAGTATTTCAAAAATCAACTCACGGGTTGATTTATTGTACAAAGAACTGGATGAAGCTACCGAAAAACACGCACAGCACTTAATTGAAGGTAAAATAAACCGATCGGAAAAGCTGTTGCACCAACACAAAATAAATTTAAGTAAAATAGCATCTTTATTATGAGTTTGCCGGCTTTAAATATATCCGATACCCATTTTGAAAACATACTGGCTTCTTATTTGGAAGAAAAGCAAATAACGCTTTCACCTTTGGAAGAAGAAATGAAAAAACGCTGGGAAGCGGCGTTTTCGTGTTTGCTTAATTTTCATAGCCGTGAACAAACCGTTAAAGTTTTAATGGGGCAATTTGGCGGTATTTCAATGGCCACGGCTTACCGAGACATTAACCGGGCTTTGTCTTTATTTGGTGACATTACCAAAAGCCGAAAAGAAGGTTGGCGCTACATTATTTTTGAATACAACCAGAAGCTGTTTCAAATGGCCACTAAAGACAAAAATTTGGAGACTATGGGCAAATGTTTGGACCGTATGATAAAACTTGCCGATTTGGACAAAGAAGAAAGTCCGTTTAACTTAGAAAAACTACAGGCGCAAACCTATAACATATCATTGCCTAAAGCGGTTGAAGCAGCCTTTAAAGTAATGATTGCCAAAGGTGTTATTGATTTTAACAATTATCAGGTGCAGGATGTTCCTTTTGAAGAAATAAAAGAAAATGATTAAAGAAGTAGAATTAAATCCGGCACAAATTGCGGCGGCACTTGCACCACAAAAACAAAAGTATTTAGAATGGGGACGTGGTGCCGGTAAAACCACTTATTTAGGTTATGATACTTCACAATTGGTGAAACAAATGCCCAGGGCATCTTTTGCTTTGGTTGGCTCCACTTACAGCCAAATATTAAGCCGTTTCCTTCCTTCCATAAAAGAAGGATTGGAACTCTTTGGCATTTATGAAAACATTGATTATGTAGTTGGTACTATGGCCGGAAAGAAAGCCGGCTTTGCATTGCCATTCCAAACACCGGATGCTTTCAATAACATCATGCATTTTTCTAACGGCTGTATTTATCAGTTTGTTTCTTTGGACCATAAGGATTCCGGGCGTGGATTAAACTCCTATGCCATACGTGGTGATGAAGCTGCACTGTTTGATGATGAAAAGCTGGCAATTAACGTAAAGAACACCAACAGGGCAAAGAAAGCCATATTTAAGAACGCACCGCTATTGCACAGCGAGGTATTTACTTCTTCAACACCATTGACAAAGAAGGGTAAATGGTTTACCAATATGGAGAATGAAGCACGCAAAAACCCTAAAAACATTGCGTTTATTAAGGCAACAGCACACTGCAATATTCAAAATCTTAGAAGCGATTATTTCGAATATATGCGCCAGGCTTATACCGATGATATGATGTACAATGCCGAGATGTTGAACATACGTCCGAAGGAAATCACAGACGGATTTTATGCACAGTTAAACCCTGACATTCATTATTATACAGACTTTAATAATAGTTATTTAGAACGCCTAAGTCCTGAACAAATAAAGGATGAGAAGTCTTATGATTGTAAAAAGGATTTTGGGGACGTCAATCCTGGTATGCCTTTGAACATATCTGTGGATTGGGGCGCCAACATCAACACGCTTACCGTATCACAACTACAGGACAACACCTACAAGGTACTGAAGGAATTCTATGTAAAAACACCAAAGATACTGGACCATTTGTTCTTAGAGAAGTTCATTCCTTATTATGAATCATTCCCAACAAAGGTGATTAAGTTTTATGGTGACCGTGCCGGGAACTCACGTGTGGCCAATAGTAAGCTTACCTTTGCTGAACAGGCTTCGGAAATATTACGCAACGCCGGTTGGAAAGTACATATGATGACGGTTGGTAACAACCCAAGCTATATGGATAAGTTTCGCCTTATCAATGTAATGCTTCGCGAAGATGGGCGCAAACGATTACCTAAGATTAGAATTAATTCAGAAAACTGCCCAAACTTAATTGTGTCATTGGAACGTGCTGAAATTATTGACACATCATCTGGACTTCAAAAGGATAAGCGCCCGGAACAACGCAAGGCCGTAGAACAAGAGCACGCAACACACTTCAGTGATACTTTTGACTATCCATTGTTTGCGATGTTCAATGAACAGTTCAAGAACACCAACCGAACCTTAGACGACATCCCCAACTCAAACCTTTAGTTAGCACAGCCTGCTTTCATATTACCTTAGTTTTCCC